GTGTCAACCGGTCCATTACATTTTGAGGGATCAAGACGAAGTACACTTTTACCAGTGGATGCAGAGGAGCACATCCTGGTAGTTTCGGGAGTATTAACTACCTTTCCACAAATGTCAACTCTTCGACGATAGGCATCAGGATAAGTCAAAGAATGAACATTATACTCAAGTTTATTAGACGTGAGCATTAGTACCTTAGACGTAAACTTTGTCCTGCGCTTCTCTTCTAGAGTTGCCATATGTAGGGGATAGGGGGCAAGATTTGCAGCTCTAATAACTTCCATGAATTCTTCATTTGGCGCCATTTGGGAGTCAGCTCTCTGACCAAAGTCATCATAGACAACGATATTTTGTCCCTGATAACCATCCCAAAACTCCTGCTCGGTGTTTCTAAAGTAGATATTCCTGGCAAAATCCGAAGCATCAGACTCAGACACAGCCAAAGCTGCATTCAAGTCCGTTGCCAACGGCCAAGCCATGCCAGATTTACCAACTCCAGATTCTCCGAACAAATGAATAACAGCAGGTTCACAACGGGGTTTGTTTCCAAAAGCTCCTGACGTATCGCATGCTTTCTTCATAGCATTTATCACAGCGAACACACGGTGGTAATACTGGGTAAGTTCCTGACTCAGTCTCTTCTCACCAAGTTCTCGTGCGAAATGAATGCCCTCATTATAGAGTGAATCTATCTTGAGAACATAATTCACATCCTTCTGCAAGTGCGACAACCCATCCATACCTTGTGGACAACGTTTCAATAGTGACAAGACATCTGCGGCCCATTTGTCAAAGCCAATAAGGAATTGATCGAGATCTGAGCGTCTAGAGAATTTTTCTCCATAAACACATTTCCCAATCCATTCAATAACAGACTCAAACATAGGACCAGCAGCTTTCTGAAACATCAAAATATTGGTCACGCTCCGGCACCGATCACCAAAGAACTTCAAAGTCTTATCACAGGATCCCAAAGTAGGGAGACCAAGTGAATAGATTAAGAAGGTTGAGATCAAAGTGCCGATGATAGGCAGACACAACCAGGGTTGTCCCCAGTCGATACTGCCCACATCAATAGATTCAATTGTAGACAAGAAAGACAAGTCCATCTCAAGATGGGCAGGAATAGAAGAAGTTCCAAAGTTCTTGAACATCATGCCAATAAAATTGGCAAAACGCGCAAACACCTTCGGTCCCAATTCCGTGGCTGCCTCAATAAGAAAGACTCGAATACGGTAGGCTGGTTGGGCACATGATGTAACATACAAAGTTTTAATCAGACGCAAAACACAAGAAATAGCACTTTCACCACCAGCCTGAATGGCAAAGGGTGCAAGGGCAGTCTGAAAGGAATCAAGTACGGAATTGATTTTATCCATACCTTCATCCAACTTTGAAGTAATACCAGTAACATTCGCAGAGACACGCGCAGACTCACCAAGGATAACATCAACTTTAGAAGTCATGGAATCCATGTGATTCCGCAGAGGACGAATCGTATCACTTACATCATCAATCAACTCTCTCGAACTTGCAATCATTTCACGGGCTTCCTCGGTAGCATCACCCAATCCGAAGATCTCAAGTTTTGCATCTGTTTCCATAGAAGTAACAAACGTTGGCACATAAGCACTCACAGTCTTGTCGTAAGTGTAATCAATACCATTCTTCTCATCATCTCCGTAAAACTCAGCATACTCATTGCAATTGTATTCCTCAATGTGATCAAACTCTTCCTTGGAAACACGAATAGTCTTAAGCTGACCACGAGAATTTTGGACAACTTTGGTATAAATACCGCACATTATCCTTCGCATCCTCTCGCAATAAGCCTTTGCGTCAAGTCCCGTGATGGATCGCACAATTTCTGCTTCACCATACTTTGGTAAATCGGGAACACTGAATGACATCTCCACTGAATCAATCTCCAACATGGCATCGACGACAACGGTTTCATCAACTTCAGTCCAATTTTTCTGCGACGCGATTTTGTCTATCCATTCTTGAGTCTTCTCCACACGATAACATGATCTATTCTAATGGTAATTCTGAATGTCAAACATCAAACATTCCTCAGATCGCTTCTCATCAAATTGGAAATTCACAGGGAAGGGCATTTCAAGTCGACACCATCCACACCCACAATATTTCGAGCATTTGTTGGTAATGCTTCCATGTTGATGATCACCACAGGCATTTCCGTCACAAACACAGGGCAACTCTCCGTTACATGAGAATCGACTGCTTTCGCAATCACATGACTCATCACATAATAGATCACTGCGACCACTGGAACAGTTTTCCCAACCGTGCCAGTCCCTGTGGCGATGAACCTTCCACTTACGTGTCGGATACACCTTCTGCAACAGACCAAGATCAACCAACATGCGTCCAATGATCCACTGTCGGCGTTTGCGCAAATTTTCGTTACGCCGTGTTACATCTTCATCAATTTCATCACTGGTCCAAATCTTTTGAGGACCTTCGTTCTTCACAACTTTCTTGCTGCGACCACCACGCTGGAACACCTTTCCTTGTACTGTCACATACCTCGGAGGGAATGGAAGCACACGAATTGCTCCTTTCATCGTCATCACCTTAAGACCACCATTGGTCATAGATTTCTCAGAAGGGCCGTGGGAAACGAGCTCTTTATTAATAGCAATCATCCCAAAGTTTTGTGTCTTATACTGTCAAGTTCGACAAGTTTGACAGGTTGTTACATTCGGCACAATACACAACACTCTTGTGCTACTCGTAAGTTCGGAATCAAAAGAAGAAACTGCTTGAAATCAATCATTTGGAGCTGAGACCTCCGCAAATTGATATAATAATTAAATAATGTACATGTTTACACTTGTAAACACAATCCTTTATACCATATTGAAAACAATTGTACTGATTTTGTATCACTGCCGTAACCTCAAAACATCAACGTCAAGCATTGCAAAACTAGTTAAGAGTCCGCCACTAATGATTTCAATACAAAGATCACCAATACATGTAAAAGCTGTAACAGAGATAGAGAGCCTCTTTGGCGAGAAACTCAATACTCATTTGTCCCAGCAGACAAATGACACACCTAATATACTTCCACGAGCGGTATATGAATAGATGCCTCCATCTTGGAATATTTAATTAAATTCAAGGTTATTCAAACATTTCAGGTCAGGGTTCAGTACCATAAATAAATAATTTCAGGACAAGTTAGACAAGCACTTAATTATTGAGAGACTATATGATTAAGCCTCTCTATATATAACTAAATAATATAAACACTCAGCACATTTCACCGTGCTTACATTAAGGGGTAGTTTTATATACATTGGGGGCACCAAGCAACATTCCAAATGAAAAATCATCCTTTGCAGCCATGTAAAGTTCCAATGGTTCAGCTGGATCGTCCTTGAAAACAACAATAGCCTTCGGTCGCCCAAAAACCGCATCATTTCCACACGTTATTTCACGACGACAAGTCCCATAAAATGGTACCTGAATTTCATGAAAAGGGTTAATAATGGTATTGGTGATATGTCTTGCTCCAATACCTTCTTCACCATCCAACTGAATTTGCGACGTAATAATGTTGAATTGACCACTATTGTCAACAATTTTAAAAGATGTGCCACCTCTATAGTAACCATACATAGGCGCAAAACGACTAAGATATGTTCTCCAAGAGGCACCACAAAATGGTGTAAATGTATTAATAGCTTCTATTAATCCGGATGCAAATTGATGAGATTTCACCAGCTGTCGCAAGGAAGTCAATTGTTCTCCACACACATATTCAGTTGTATTAACTTCGTCCGAATTGGTTTCACCGAAAACAACAAATTTTGGATTATTAACGGTTGTACCCACAGCAATTTGCAAATGGGCATATACTTCTGTTGGGCCTACGGGAGATTCATCAGTAGCAAGATGGAGTCCTTTGTCACGTGACAGTAGACCAGCAAACTGACAATTTCTCGCAGATTTTGTAATAACAATACCAATGGAATTAGCAACTGAATCAGGGTGAATCAAGGGGGAAACGGAGGTAACAGCAATTCGACCAAGTCCAAATGTAGATTCATCTGTTGAAACAGATTCGACAACACTACGGAGCATAGGACGAGTAAACATATAAGGAATACAAATCTCAAGTTCTGATTCTTGAGAAATATCTATAACTTGTTTATAACAATTACTAGTATCTACACCTGAAACACCACCTTCTTCACCAGGGAAAAAGACTACTTCTAGTCGACCTGCATGAAAAGGTGTTTTAATTAACTTAATTTTATAAATAAAATCCGCACGCCAATACCCGGTACTCATGCACACATATTCGAAACATGTGGGCATGTAGATTTTATCATTTCCATCAATGGTATTCACAGGAATAGAAGAAACAGTCGCAGCATAGAAAGTAGTACCAACGGAATCCGAAGATTTCCATTCAGCAATTTCCACTACACTAGGATTGCCACAAATATATTCCAAGCTCATCTCATCGACGTCTGTCATAAAAGCTTTTACAGAAGGGGAAATCTCATTATCATTGGACATTGCCAAAACGGTTGAGACATCCTCTGCTTTTACCTGGGCAAAACCACGGCCTGGGATTAAATTCACGGGTTGGACGGCAGAACCAATGACAGGACGAGAATATCCAAAAGAAGACGCCACTCCGCCCACAAGATCAGAAATCCAGGAAACAGGTCCTGCGAAATCAGAAATAATGGGAATACGCGACAACACTTTGGATACACTACTAACCTTAGTTGCAACCTCGGAAATAGGTCCCTTACCTTCATGTGCAATCTGCAAAGATGCATCAACAGTAATGGGTCCATGGTAGGTTGGTCCTTTAAGGATTATGTCATCAAACCAGTGATACACTTGAATATTAATATTAAAAACTGAAGGTCCTTTAATGAAGAGCGGGAAAATACCCAATTGTGCATTACGAAAATCAACAGCAGTTCCATTAAGAACACCACAATCTCTGGTATCACACCAGGGAACGGTAATCTCATATGAATCTACAAGCTGTATGTCCACCAAACTACCTGGACAGGCAGTAAGACTGGGCACACTTCGACGTACCAATCTATAATCAATAGGTTTAAAAGTATCCATTGGTGAATAACCAATATAAAATAATCCTTCGACATAAGGGCTCACATTAAATAGAATCTTCAATTTTGATGTAGCTGAAAAATATCTAAAATTAGCCAATTTATTGGCACGTCCAGCAATAGTCATAGCAGCTCGAGGCAAATCGAAAGACGCAGTGGTCGATCGATCCGTCAAGATGTAGAATGGTGCTGGATCAACATCAGTATTTACATTATAAGAACCTAGCAAAGCTGGCCGCTTCAAATAATCTACAATTGAATGATTAGTATCCAAGTTTAGTCCATTGATAGGAGCTACAAAAGGTGAAACCACTTCTTGAGCTGTATCAATAAACTGGGTAATCTGCTCAACTTGAACAGATTCAGAATTTAATTCATTTCCTGCATTAGAAGGCAGGTCTTCATTTAAATTTTGAGTAGTAGCAGGTTAATTTAAGACCTTCCAAAGCTACGTATAGCGATGTTAAAATATAACCTAATATTTTAAAGGAATTTTGTTGGGAGAATTTATTGGGGCTGCCAACGAAGCTTCTCGATCTAAATAGATCACTTCTTATATATTGAGATACGTTAATATAATATTTACAACAATTACATATATATATTCATTTAGACAATACATTATAAACAATGTTTAAACGCAGTTGTAATCAACAATGTTCAAACAAAGAACCGAATAATTCTATAATCAATAGGATATTCATACTTACATTTCCGGTCGGGTTTTCAACAAAAATCTGATAGGGGATTGTACAGGCTATTATTCTCCTAGCCGGGAGGAGCATAAAGGATTAACGTCCCAATACTGACGGTCAAATATCTTCAAAAGACCCTTGACAAGGCAATGTGCATGTATACGCGAAAGGCGTAT